CGGGCCACAAGCTCATGTGCCACACTCTCACCGAAGGAACTCATTATGGGTAATACTCTTTCTGATTTTAAGGAAGGACGCATCGAGCGTTATCGAGATAGAGTTGATTTTCAGACCCACGGGCCTGATTTCAATAACTACTGGATAACGACGAAGCCGACTTCCCCTGGCACCAAATGGCGCTACGGATCAGTGAGTAGATGTATCGATCAGTCTCATCCCGGTTTCTATCGGATTCTAAGGGCTCGGAGTGATCCGCGCCTGAAGAATCTTAGAAACTTGGATGTTGGTGGCCCTCTCTGTATTGAGAAGACCACTCTGACGGCTCCAACCTATGTTGACATTACGAAACCATACTTTAGTAGCCAGCGTGGCTACTTGGGATGGTTATCGCCAAGTGTCAAATATAGTAGTTGGATGACAGATGCAGGGAAGAATACCCCCGCTTTACCTGCCATCCCGCCAGAACTTGGAATTGATCGCAGTTCCCTGAGAGCCTTAGGCTCTACAGCAATTGCGAAATCAATTCCCGATATCCCAGACTTCTCTCTCTTTCGTTTTATCGGAGAGCTTCGCGCGGGTCTTCCTAAGATCCCGATGAAGACTCTCTTGAAGGAGAAGAAGTTAAGCTCAGTGGGGGATGAATACCTGAACTATCAGTTCGGTATTGCACCCACACTGGGGGATCTTGAGAAGTTTTTCAAGCTTGTTCAAGATCCTGCGCTCCGTTCGGCTGTGAAGCATGTGCTTCACGAAGAACACCGCGTACGAAAGACGTTGGATAAGGGTAAGACTGAAAGTATTAGGTCTATGACCTCTACTGAGTCGAACTCTATCGCTACGTCATCGGGCCGGGCCGGAACTATAAAGACTATTGAGTCTTATAAGATCTGGTCGAGTATTTCATTCGTCTATCACCAAGCAAACCTTCTCGATCAGCTTTTGGCTGATCTTGATGAGAGGCTTGGTGGGTTTGGGATTGTTCCCAACGCCATTGACTTATGGAATCTCACGGCCTGGAGTTGGCTCGTCGATTGGTTTGTTAACTTCAATCATGTTATCACCAATCTGTCATATTTAGGCAAAGACGGGCTGCGCATGCAGCGCGGATATCTGATGGCTTCCTACTCTAAAAGAGAGGAGCATTTTCAGTCCGGGACATTCCTTAGTGGAGTGCCTTATAGGACACTTGGCGTCGTTGAACACGAACGCAAGTATCGTATAGCTGCAAGCCCCTTCGGTTTTGGATATACATGGAAGGAATTTTCTCCTTTCCAGCTATCCATCCTAGGGTCTTTAGGCGTATCACGTCTAAGATTCTAAAGTCGACACGATGCCAAAAGCGTCGTTGTCGCCGCCCTAATGCCTTGGGCAAGCGTTAACAGACACCCTGTTAGCGGTGTTTAAACAGAAACGAGTTCCATGTTTTCCGATCCTCAATCAATCACCATTAATGGTGTAGCCACCTCACTTCCCCGTGTTTCCATGGGTGAGTTGAATGGCCAGTTTCGCGCGACCGATGGGTCGCTCGTACTGACCATCAAGCACAGCCAGGGCCGCAAGGATCGTTCTGTCGCTCGAACGGATTCCAAGAAACTTGGAACTAATCCGCTCGATCCGGCCAAGAACCTTCCTTATGCAGCCTCGGTCTATACTGTGGTGGAGGCGCCTCCCGGAGGCCAGGGATACACGAGCACTGAGCTCGAGAACCTGGTCAAGGGGCATGTCGCCTACCTCACGGCCGCCAACGTTACTAAACTCGTTGGCAAAGAGTCGTAGAGGTCTAAAGAGGGGCCCATTCCTTATAGCGTGGGCCATTGTCTGTGGATTTCTGGCTTCAATCGCATACATACTCGGACATTTGTTCGAGGCGATTGATAGTTGGAAACCATATTAGACGTCGGAAAACTAGAGGATTCGCCTAGCTTTACAACTACAAGAAAGTAGGTAGATGAAAAGCCTGACGGAACTCTGGTCTGTCCTCGCGCTTGATTGCGCGAAAATGTGTGACACGAGCTGCGATCGAGACATTGAAACAATGCTCGATCGTGTCGAACACGAGGGTGATTCGTTTTTGACGATCACTCTCCCCGCCTTTGCATCAGACTTTGAATTAGGTCTGGAGCTGGGTGGGATAGAAGGTCCAACTCTCTTCCGATCTTTCAAGAAGAGAGGACGGCTCCCCGTATTTTTACGAGGTTTCGTTGACCTAGTGTTCGATAGAAGTACCGGTATGATCCGCGAGCAACCTGATATCAATGCGATACGGGCTATCCGTCAACTCTGCTTGATCTTTAAGAAGATCGAGCGTGAGACGACGGACGCACGTAAAGCAGCGGCAGAGGAAGCTTACTTAAATTGTGAAGCTGATTTGGGACGAGTAGAGGAGTCGCTCACCGCCGTACAACGGCGAGACTTCTCTAGATCGTTCGCCTGGCTCTACTCCGACACTTTGAATTCCCTAACAAGGGCTCTGGAAGCGTTGGAAGTAAGACCCAGGCACGGTCCCGGTTCTACTCAGGATAAGCTCCTGGGGAACCGAAAGTACGATTTTCCAAGATGGACAAATCGGCTTGAAGACCTGTTTCCGTACTCGCGCTATTGCACGACTACGTGGCAGGAAACTTCGGACTACAAATACAGCTCGCTCCCGCCGGGACAGGAGCCACCCGTAAAGGTGGTTTTTGTTCCAAAGACTCAGAAAACTCCGCGAGTGATCGCTATGGAACCCACGCACATGCAATATGTGCAGCAGGGTATCATGACGACGCTCGTGCCGTTGCTTGAGAGATCCCACATTGGGCTCTCTCAGGGCTTCACTGATCAGTCCCTAAATCGTGCGAAAGCACGGGAAGGGTCTGTCTATGGAGACTATGCAACAATTGACCTTTCTGAGGCAAGTGACCGAGTGCTTGCGAGTCTAATTAATGACGCGCTTGCACCCTGGCCCACTGTTCAAGAAGCAGTGATGGCCAGTCGGTCACTTCGCAGCGAGCTTCCGTCAGGGAAAGTAATTTCCCTTAAGAAGTTCGCTTCGATGGGGTCAGCTTTGTGCTTTCCGATTGAAGTGATGGCATTTTCTGCTATCATCTTTTTATCGATGTGCAAAGCCGGCGGACATCCTGAGAAGAAAGTACTTCGTTCTTTCGCCTCAGGGGAGGTACGCGTTTACGGGGATGATATTATCGTCCCTGTGAGCAGTGTCTATTATGTCGAGGAATTCCTTGAGACATATGGTCTCAAGGTTAACAGGGCCAAGAGTTTCTCTTTCGGGAAATTCCGGGAATCCTGTGGGGGCGACTACTACGACGGGACAGATGTCACGCCTGTACGAGTACGTCGCGACCTTCCTCTCAATAAACAGCATGTACAGGAGCTAGTATCCACTTGCTCAACCGCAAATCAGTTGGTTGATGCCGGATATGATCGCGCTGGGGAATACCTACATCAGGTTTGTGAGTCGATTCTTCGGCTCTATCCTGATGTGCCCCGTGAAAGTGACCTATTAGGACGGTGGTCTTACGACCCACGTCCAGGTGGCTTTTCGTTTAAGATGTGGGCCCCTGTTTTCAAGGGCTATGCACCTTACTCGAGTGCTCCAAAGTCAACGCTGAACGGTGTAAGAGCTTTGTTTAAAGCTCTCACCGGGCAGTGGGATGATCCGAGGTTTAAGGATCACCTGACTCATGCTGGAAGGCCGATCAC